AACGCAACATTACCACTACAAAAACAATACATTCAGGAACAAATAAACAATCTAAAGGTACAAAGCCAAAACCTTAAAAAAGAGGGCTTAATAAAAGATTTCGAGATAAAAATGAACCAAGCAGGAATCGACAAAAATTCACCTTGGTACACGAAATTCTTAAATCACTATCTCAATGGTGGAAACCCATTAACACTAGACCAAATTAACGAAATGAAAAAGAATGTAGGTAAAACTCCAATGGTACCCTACAAAATCCCTACTAGAGGCTAGAGAAAAGCAAAAATTTAGGTCAGTTTACCTGATCTAAATGTTTTGCGTCAGCCTACGGCAATTAAACCCCAAAAAAAAAAATATATGAAAACCAAAAGAAAAGGTTCAAAGAGAACCACAAAGTACACAGTCAGCAGAGGAGGAATCAGACTATGAACATCTTTCAAACTATTGAACTGACCAAACCAAAATCGAATACATTCGATTTAACACACGACGTCAAAATGTCGGGCAGAATGGGAAACTTAATGCCCTGTTGTATCGCTGAATGCGTACCAGGCGATGAGTTCACATTAGGAAGCGAAATCTTAATAAGATTCGCCCCATTAATTGCACCCGTAATGCATCGAATGGATGCCACGGTGCACTACTTTTTTGTACCCAATCGATTAACGTGGGAGAATTGGGAAAAGTTCATAACCAATGAACCAACAGGAGGAATCCCACGGATTCTCTCCGATAACACATTAACCGCAGACCAACAACGATTCCTAGATTATATGGGAATACCACCCTGTCCTCCGGGTGGAACAGGCCAATTAGTAAACGCTATGCCGTTATCTGCGTATCAATTAATCTATAACGAATATTATAGAGACCAAAATTTAATAACTCCTGTAAATGCTACCCTCAATGATGGTATTAACTCCGTGGGAGAACTCGCAACCTTAAGAAAACGTTCACTAGAACACGATTACTTTACTGCATCCTTACCATTTGCACAAAAAGGCCAAGCCGTTGACATACCCTTGGGTAATGTCGAACTAAAACAAAATTGGGATGCATCGGGAACTCCTGTATTTAGAGATGATACAGATACAGTTCTAGCTGGAGGCGTTTCACAGGTCGCAGGAGGTACACCACAAATTTTAATTACAGGAACTAAACAAGCATACGACCCACAAGGAACATTAGAGGTCGGAGCAACAACGATTAACGAATTACGTCGAGCCTTTAGATTACAAGAATGGCTAGAAAAAAACGCCCGTGGCGGTACTCGTTATATCGAAAACATTCTTACTCACTTTGGAGTTCGCTCCAGTGATAAGAGATTACAACGCCCTGAATATATCACAGGCGTTAAAACTCCCGTTATTGTATCAGAAGTATTAAATACAACGGGAGAAACAAGCGGATTACCTCAAGGAAATATGGCAGGCCACGCTGTATCAGTAGGAACAGGCTACACAGGAACCTATAAAGTAGAGGAACACGGTTATATTATAGGAATTATGTCCGTGATGCCAAAAACCGCTTATCAACAAGGAATTCCCCGTAATTACTTGAAAACAGACCCAACCGAATTCTATTGGCCATCATTCGCCAATATCGGTGAACAACAAGTAACTGAAAATGAAATCTATGCTTACACATCAACACCAAACGAAACATTTGGATATATTCCAAGGTATGCCGAATACAAGTATTTGGCCTCTCGTGTAGCTGGAGATTTCAGAACATCATTAGATTATTGGCATTTGGGCAGAATCTTTAATAGTACACCAACATTATCACAGGAATTTCTAGAAGTAACTGACGAAGATGTAGACCGCATCTTTGCAGTAAATGACGGAACAGATAACCTATATATTGAGTGTCTAAACAAGATAAAAGCCCGTCGACCAATGCCAGTATACGGAACCCCAATGTTCTAATATGGCAAAATGCCTAAACCCTTGGATAACCAAGGATAAATGGACCCTAAAACGTATGCACTTGCCCTGTGGCAAGTGCTACGAATGTCGGGCTAGACGCGTAAGCGGATGGTCACACCGACTAAACATCGAGGCAAAAAATGCACAAAGTTGTCATTGGATAACTTTAACTTATGCCGAGGAACCACCAAGCGTATCAAAAAGAGATTTACAACTCTTTTTTAAAAGATTACGCAAAACCACAAAAAACAAAATAAAATATTATGCAGTTGCAGAATATGGTACACACACACAAAGACCCCATTATCATATCATACTTTTCAATTCAGATGAAATATCAATCGAATCAAGCTGGCAACAAGGCTATGTATATTTCGGAAAAGTTGAACTTGCAAGTATTGGATATACATTAAAATACTTGACAAAAGAGGACCCACATACACACACAAATCGGGAAAAACCTTTCCAATTAATGTCTAAAGGATTAGGCAAAGCATACCTAACCCCACAAATGATAAAATATCATAAAAACGATATGGTTAACCGATTTTGTATCAAAATAGAGGATGGTAAATCAATAGCAATGCCCCGATATTACAAGGATAAAATATATACAAAAAGCCAAAGAAAGGCTATCGGGCAATACCACGAAAATTTGTTACAACAAAAGTTAGATACTACCGATTTATCCACATTACGTAAGGAAGCGATACAAAATGATTTAATATCGCAAGAGAAAACCCGTAAATACCAAAATAACAAACATAAAGATGACACATTGGAACAGCTTAAACGCCAAAGACAGGCCAAAGAATGGCAAAGTATTTACACAACCGAGCCAAACCATTCCTGACCAAACAATGAGTATGCGTGAATTATTGAATCGCTACGCTAAAGGAATGCCATTAGAGGGCGAGCAAAAAACCCCTATTTACGATGAAGAAGGCACAAGTCAAGGAATTGACGTGCGTAAACTAGATTTAGTAGATCTACAGGCAATGAAAATGCACACAAAAGACACCATCGAGGATATACAAGCCGAGATCCAGGAGAAGAAACAAAGACGACAGGCAAAACAGATGGATTTGGAAGAAGCCATCATACAACCCGAAGGGCACTAATACATACTTGATATATTAGTGCTGATTGACACCAATCAGTAAAAACAAACAAAAAAGACAAAAACAATGCCCGTACTAGAAACAATCGGAGCGATTGCCCCATTTGCCGGAGCCGGTATCGGAGCTGCGGCACAAGGCAACGCAAACCGTAAAAACAGAAAATTTCAGGATAAGGTAAACAAGGAAAACAGACAATTCGCAGTAGACATGTACTACAAACAACGAGATGACTCGTTAGCGGATTGGAACATGCAAAACCACTATAACTCTCCTGAACAAATGATGAATAGATACCGACAAGCTGGACTGAACCCGAACTTAATCTACGGAAAAGGAGGAGACTCAACCGCTTCTATGGTTAGAAGCTCACAGGCACCTCAGGGAAATGCTCAAGCACCACAAATTCAACGCTCAGGCGTAGCCGAAGGGATTCAAACATTTCAAAATATGAAAATGTTTCAAGCACAAACAGACCAAATCTATCAAAACGTTGCATTAGCGAAAGCGGAAGAAACATTAAAACAACTGAGTGCGTCAAATATGGCTATTAAAAACGCCTACGACCAAAACTCACTAGAATTAGCCCGTAAACTGAATGATAGTGTAATATTAAAAGCAAACTTAGACAACGAATACACAAAATTAAAAATGGATTTAGATGTATTTAAAAACAACAGGGAGGAAGTCGCCAACTCCAAAAACATAGAAATGACGACCGAACAAATAATAACAGAACAACTAAAACAAGCACAAATCAAATTACAAAACGCAACACTACCACTACAAAAACAATACATTCAGGAACAAATAAATAACTTAAAGGTACAAAGCCAAAACCTTAAAAAAGAGGGCTTAATAAAAGATTTCGAGATAAAAATGAACCAAGCAGGAATCGACAAAAATTCACCTTGGTACACGAAATTCTTAAATCACTACCTCAATGGTGGAAACCCATTAACACTAGACCAAATTAACGAAATGAAAAAGAATGTAGGTAAGACCCCAATGGTACCCTACAAAATCCCCACTAGAGGCTAGAGAAAAGCAAAAATTTAGGTCAGTTTATCTGATCTAAATGTTTTGCGTCAGCCTACGGCAACTAAACCCAAAAAAAAAAATATATGAAAACCAAAAGAAAAGGTTCAAAGAGAACCACAAAGTACACAGTCAGCAGAGGAGGAATCAGACTATGAACATTTTTCAAACTATTGAACTGACCAAACCAAAATCGAACACATTCGATTTAACACACGACGTTAAAATGTCGGGCAGAATGGGAAACTTAATGCCCTGTTGCATCGCGGAATGCGTGCCAGGCGATGAGTTCACATTAGGAAGCGAAATCTTAATAAGATTTGCCCCATTAATCGCACCCGTAATGCATCGAATGGATGCCACGGTGCACTACTTTTTTGTACCCAATCGACTAACTTGGGAGAATTGGGAAAAGTTCATAACCAATGAACCAACAGGAGGAATCCCACGGATTCTCTCCGATAACACATTAACCGCAGACCAACAACGATTCCTAGATTATATGGGAATACCACCGTGCCCTCCAGGTGGAACAGGCCAACTAGTAAACGCTATGCCGTTATCTGCGTATCAATTAATCTATAACGAATATTATAGAGACCAAAATTTAATAACTCCTGTAAATGCTACCCTTAACGATGGTATTAACTCCGTGGGAGAACTCGCAACCCTAAGAAAACGTTCACTAGAACACGACTATTTCACCGCATCCCTACCATTCGCACAAAAAGGCCAAGCCGTAGACATACCATTAGGAAATGTCGAATTAAAAGCAAATTGGGATGCATCAGGAACACCCGTATTTAGGGATGACACAGATACCGTTCTAGCTGGAGGCGTTTCACAGGTCGCAGGAGGTACACCGCAAATCTTAATTACAGGAACCAAACAGGCTTACGACCCACAGGGAACATTAGAGGTCGGAGCCACAACAATTAACGAATTACGCCGAGCCTTTAGACTACAGGAATGGCTAGAGAAAAATGCTCGTGGCGGTACTCGTTATATTGAAAACATTCTTACTCACTTTGGAGTACGCTCCAGTGATAAGAGATTACAACGCCCTGAATATATTACAGGCGTAAAAACTCCCGTGATTGTATCGGAAGTACTAAACACAACGGGAGAAACTAGCGGTTTACCACAAGGAAATATGGCAGGCCACGCCGTTTCAGTAGGAACAGGCTACACAGGAACCTATAAAGTTGAGGAACACGGTTATATCATAGGAATTATGTCCGTGATGCCAAAAACCGCTTATCAACAAGGAATTCCACGCAATTACTTGAAAACAGACCCAACCGAATTCTATTGGCCATCATTCGCCAATATCGGTGAACAACAAGTAACAGAAAATGAAATCTATGCTTACACATCAACACCACAGGAAACATTCGGCTACATTCCAAGGTATGCCGAGTATAAATATCTTGCTTCCCGTGTAGCTGGAGATTTCAGGACAACATTAGACTATTGGCATTTGGGCCGAATATTTAATAGCACACCAACACTATCACAGGAATTCCTAGAGGTAACTGATGAAGATGTCGACCGCATCTTTGCAGTAAATGACGGAACAGATAACCTATATATAGAGTGCTTAAATAAGATAAAAGCCCGTCGCCCAATGCCTGTATACGGTACACCAATGTTCTAATATGGCTAAATGTCAAAATCCTTGGGTAACCAAGGATAAATTAACCAACAAACGTATGCACTTGCCCTGTGGCAAGTGCTACGAATGTCGGGCGAGACGCGTGAGCGGATGGTCGCACCGACTAAATATTGAGGCAAAAAATTCACAAAGTTGTCATTGGATAACTTTAACCTATGCCGAAGAACCCCCAAGCGTATCAAAAAGAGATCTACAATTATTTTTCAAAAAATTACGCAAAACCACGAAAAACAAAATCAAATATTATGCAGTTGCAGAATATGGCACAGAAACACAAAGACCCCATTACCACATCATACTTTTCAATTCAGACGAAATTAGCATTGAGGGATCTTGGGAAAAGGGCCACGTCTATTTCGGAAAAGTTGAACTTGCAAGTATTGGTTATACATTAAAATACTTGACAAAACAAGACCCACACACACACACAAATCGTGAGAAACCATTTCAATTAATGTCCAAAGGATTAGGCAAAGCATACCTAACACCGCAAATGATAAAATACCACAAAAACGAT